AGGGCAAATTTTACACTTTCCCCGATGTTTGTACTTTCCACAAGCACGCCTTTTCCATCCAGCTTCTCCTGTAAGATCTCCGTCCGGAACCACTCCGGAATCAGTGCAATTTCCAGATCACCGCTGTATCCGTTATTCGTTACGGAACGGAAATATACGATACCATCTGCATAAAACGGTGTGGATTCCCCTTCTGCATCCAGGCTGATACTGACTGCTCCGGGGATTGCCTTTGGATTTTCATAAGAAAATGTTGTCTCACCGCTGCTGCTCACTGTTTCCTTCAGCTTTGCTGCATGGACATTTTTCAGATTATATTTTACTTTATTTCCCATGTCTAAACCTCCATCTCAAATGAATACAGGACTTCATACAATTTCTCGCTTTCAATCCATACCTCGGATTTCTCATAAAAAATACCCTGCTTATCCAGCACGGCTTCTACTTTCTGTTCTGCCGACAAGTCCTTACAGTCGGTATACAGTTCGATATGGACTTCCGTAATCTTCAGATACACCTTTCCGTCCGCAGAAAAATGATTACTCTGCGGAAGAAGATAGCACACAAACGGCGGTTCTGCTGCTTCCCCCTCTTCAAAGTGGTCGTAGGCAAATGGCAGTCCTGTTTCTTCCATCATCTTAACCAGATCATCCATTCCGGATCCCCCTCTCGATTTCTTCCTCAAGCTGGCGGATTCCTGACTCCTCTGCAGGTGCAATATGCGGTCTTGCTGCTACCCGGCCGCCTCCCCTTTTTGCATGTCCATGCTCCAGGAGATGAGCGATCTGGTATCGGTTTTTGGAATGTACCGTCACCTGCAGGGACTTACTGTCTTCCCCGGTCTTTTTGACCGCCCAGCTTTTTCCATAAGTTCCGGTCTTTTTCGGTGCTGTGTCCGCAATCTCCTCCCGGACTGTTTTTCCGGCATTCCTGACCGCCTTTTTCATCACTTCCGTAGTCAGACTGGAATAATCGTCCAGCTCCTTCATGACTTCCGATGCAAGGGCATCCGCTTTGATCTTCTTTGCCATTTCCAATTCACCTCACCGTTTGATCCGTTCCGCACGGATCCTGACAGATTTATTTTTATACTGCACGTTATCAATAAACGTAATATTATAAAGATCCCCACGGAACCTGATGCGGTAATGCTCACTGTCCAGGGCTGCCACCTCACTGCAGTACCGGATAATAAAATCCAGTTCAGACTGGGCATTCAACTGCTTTGCTGCCCAGTATTCTTTTCCAGACAGGTTATTGGCATAAGCAGCACAGGAATACACATCTTCCCAGACTGCCGTATGGTTTCCGATCTTATCTGTTTTCACGGAACTTTTCTGGAGCGTGATCCGGTCACGCATCAACTCGATCATTAAAACTTCTCCTTCCGTATGCCAAAGAGCAGATATTTCACGGTCTCCGTCATGGCCTTATGGTCGGCTTCCTCCCTGTGCTCATAAAGGTAAGCGATCACATACAATTCCGCTGTCCGCACAACTGCTTCATGCTTTTTAAGTACCGCTGGAGTCCGTCTTGTTACATTTTTAATCAAAGCATTTGCAGTTTCCATCAGATCGAGGATAAAACTATCCTCGTCTGATGAATCCACCCTCAAATACCCTTTGGCTTCCTCAAGCGTTACAAACATTCAGCCCACCTACTTTCCGGCAGCTTTCACATCGAGTGTTTTCACTGCCTCAGACAGGATCAGCTTGCCGTCAACACGCTCGGAAGCGAGAAATCCAACCTGTCCCGTTGTAGCATAAAGCTCATTCAGTCTCTTGAAACTTCTGCCCTGGCGTTCTGCGATCCAGTAATAACTGTAATCACCGAATGCCATCACACGTTTTCCTGCTGCAAGCTCCGGCACATAAATGGATGTACGGTAAGGGCGGTTCAAGATCCTGTCCGGCTCTCCTTCCCTTACAGATGGCTGCCAGATATAATTTCCGTTTCCATCCTTCAGTTTTCTGATTGCCTTAACAGTCGAATCATTCAGAAGCCATACTGCCTTGTTACGATATGGAGCTCGAAGGGAATAGTAAAGATCCATGACATCATCAAACGTAATGGTGGTATTTGCAGCTGTCACTCCTGTTTCAGCACCGCCTGTTGCGTTGAAAATACCTGTAGGTTTTCCTGCTCCGTCACCGATGAAAAAGGCTTCTTCTTCCTTTGCACCGATCCTTCTTCCAAACTCCCTGGAAATATACTGTTCGATATTAAACACGCTGTCATTTAAAAGCTCATCTGAAACCTTGATCATGGTTGCCAGCTTATGAGCCCCAATGGTTGTCTGCCCAAAACTGTCATTGGATTCTGTAAACTGACCCCCTTCATCGATCCATGCTGCCTCACCCTTTGATGTGACGATTGGAATCTTACGGTCACCGCTTGATGTCTTGATAACAGTAGCCAGATTACGGAAGAATACTTCATCATTCAGGGCTTCCACCAGTGTTCTTTCATACTCATCCGGCACAAGATATCCACCCTCGGAATCTGTACCAATAGAAAGAGCGTTCTGTACTTCGTATGACATCTTGTTTCTCATACCGTTCCAGAACGCTTTTCTGTACTCATCGGTTGCCCTTCCTGTTTTTGTCTCCCCGCCAGTTCCGGCATGCGGCTGATTGGTGATCGGGGTGCTTGTTGCCTTTGCAAGCTCTGCATCAATGGCAGCCTGTCTTTCCAGTCTCTCGATCTCTTTTCCAAGATTTACGACATCCGCTTCCATCTTGTCATAGGTGGCTGCATCTTCAGCAGAAACAAAACCTTCCTGTGTTCTCTTTGCATCAAGGAATGCTTTTGCAGCTTCCCACGCCTTCGCTCTCTTTTCTCTTAATTCTAAAATCTTACTCATAGTTCAATATCCTCCTTAATGTGCTAAGAGACTCAGTCTCTTCTCCAACTGGTTGACTGGTATCATGGCATCCATATCAGACACCTTGGAAAGGAACGATTCATTCATCGCCTTGGTAGAAAACATCATGGAATCCTGCTGGAACGGGAGCTTCTTTTTCCCGTTTTTGTCCTTATCATCCTCTCCGTCCCCTTTCTCTCCATCACTGCCTTCCTCCGGCTTTTCTTCCGGATCATCCGGCTTTTTCTTTTTCTCATCCTCATCGGAATCAAAAAGGATCTTATCCGCAAAGCCAAGCTCCACCGCCTTCTTTGCATTGAACCAGGTCTCGTCATCCATCATGTGCGAGAGCCTTGCACGGGTAAGCCCCGTCTTGAATTCATAGGCATTCAGGATGGATTCCTTGACCTCATTCAGCATGGCGATTGCTTTCTGCATATCCTTCGCCTCACCCATTGCCATCGTTGCAGGATTATGAATCATCATCATAGCCACCGGGGATACACAGACCTTATCTCCTGCCATAGCAATCACGGATGCTGCTGAGGCTGCAATGCCATCAATCTTGACCGTCACGCTTCCCTTATAATCACGGAGCATGTTATAGATCTGGGCTGCTGCAAACACATCACCGCCCGGTGAATTGATCCACACCGTGATATTTCCATTTCCGGCATTCAGTTCATCTTTGAAAAGCTGCGGGGTGACTTCGTCCCCGTACCATGTTTCATCCGAGATCATGCCATTTAAAAAGAGCGTCCTTTCCATGTCAGGCACGCTCTCATCTTCATTCCTTATCCAGTTCCAAAACTTCCGCTTCATCTTTTACCTCTCTTTCTGCTGTTTTCCTGTGCAGGGAGTTTTTTCTCTTCCTGTGTCTGTCCGGTATCCTTCCCAGCAAATGCACCCGCATCTGCAAGTTTTGTCATAGCACCGTTAATAAGATACAGGCTTCCTCCTTCTTCATCCGGGATCGGATTCATGTTCTCCATCTCACGGATGTCATTGGCAGAAAACCACCCGTTCTGCCTTCCGACCGCATAGCCGTTCATCCTTGACTGGTAATCCCCACGGAGGAGGCCATCCACATTCAGCTTGATAAAATACTTTCCTTTCTCTCCCGGCAGAAGGAGTGATCTCTGTAAGGACTGCTCCCACCGGATCACCCACGGGTCAAGTGTGTATTTTACGAACTCCAAAGACTGCTGCTCAATATTGGAAAAGCTCGATTTATCAAGGTCACCTATCATATGCGGTGGTATTCTGTATAACCTTGCGATCTCATTGATCTGGAATTTCCTTGTCTCAAGGAACTGTGCTTCTTCCGGTGGGATGCCTATCTGCTGGTACTTCATTCCTTCTTCAAGCACTGCGATCTTGTGTGCGTTATTCACACCACGGTATACGGAGTTCCAGGATTCCCTCACCTTTGACGGGTCTTTCAGGACTCCCGGATGCTCCAGAACACCTCCCGGATTTGCCCCGTTTGCAAAGAAACTCGCCCCGTATTCCTCACAGGCAAGTGTCATTCCGACAGCGTTCTTTGCCATTGCAATCGGGGAATATCCGATCAACCCGTCAAATCCCAGTCCTGGGATATGAAGCACCTCCTCAGCTTTCAGCCTGATATCTCCATATTCCTTGAACATGGGATTTTCATCACTGTTTCTGGAATACACATAATAGATGTTTCCACGGTCATCCCTCTGCACATCCATCTTATCCGGAAGGAGCGGATAAAGCCCAAGCACCCTTCCAGTCCCGTCCCTTATGATCTGGGCATACGCATTTCCCCATATTAAAAGATGACTCATCAGTGTTTCCCTGAACACAAATGAAGTCATCTCCGGGTTCGGCTCGTCATGGAGCAGATAATATAAAGGATGATCATGCACCAGCTTCTTGCCGCCGTCATCCTGATACTCATATACATGAAGCGGTAAAGATGCCACTGCTTCCGCAAGGATTCTGACACAGGCATATACTGCCGTAGTCTGCATTGCAGTCCTTTCATTCACAGGCTTTCCGCTTGTTGTTCTTCCGAACAGAAATGAATATCCTGCATCTGCTGCCTTGTCCACAGGCTTATCCCTCGCCTGTCCAAATCCAAATAAACTCTTAATTCCCATACGATACCTCCGCTGTTAAAATACTATAATTCCTCTGTCATCATATACACTTCCGTCACTACCTTCGTTTCTGATTGCACGGTCAAGTGCCATAACGGTTGCAACAGCCCCATCGATCTTCTCTGTGGATTTTTCTTTATCCATTTTGATGTTCCCTGCAGGATCCTGACGGACAAACACATTATCCATCATCCACCGCAGCACCTTATGACCGCCATGTGCGATCCGTCCTTCCAGTGTCAGCTTCATCAGTTCCTTGGTCGGTGGACTCATATCCTTATATCCCTGTCCGAACGGGACAACGGTAAAGCCCATGCCCTCAAGGTTCTGCACCATCTGTACTGCTCCCCATCGGTCAAAGGCAATTTCCTTAATATGAAACTTCGTACCAAGTTCATCAATAAACTGCTCTATGAATCCATAATGGATGACATTTCCTTCCGTAGTCTTTAAACACCCTTCGGCTGCCCAGACATCATACGGAACATGGTCCCTTCGTACACGCAGCCTCATGTTATCCTCCGGTATCCAGAAATACGGAAGGATCACATACTTTTCGGTATCATTCCTTGGCGGGAACACAAGCACGAATGCCGTGATATCCGTGGAACTTGAAAGGTCGAGTCCGCCATAGCATTCCCTTCCGAGAAGCTCTTCTTCATTCACTGCAAAGGAACAGGCATCCCACTTATCCATCTGCATCCACCGGGTGCTCTGTTTCACCCACTGATTCAGGCGGAGCTGCCGGAACACATTCTCCTCTGCTGCATTCTCTTTTGCACTGATATAGGCATTCTGCACTTTCTCAATGTCAATCGTGTATCCAAGTGACGGATTTGCCTTATACCACACATCCTCACTCGACCAGTCATCCTCATCAGAAGCCCCATAAATTACCGGATAAAAAGTCGGGTCGATCTTTCTTCCTTCAATAATATCCAGAGCCTTCTGATGCTGTTCAAAACACACGGAATTCCTGTCTGTCCCTGCTGTTGTGATCAGGAAGAACAATGGCTGTGTTCTGGCATCACCAGAACCTTTGGTCATGACATCGAACAGTTCCCGGTTCGGCTGTGCATGCAGCTCATCAAAGATGACCGCATGAACATTCAGACCGTGCTTGGTGTACGCCTCTGCCGACAGCACCTGATAGAAGCTGTTGGTCGGTTTATATACAAGCCTTTTTACGGACATGACGGGCTTGATCCTTTTCTTCAGTGCCGGACACTG